AGCCGGCGAATCGCCTAATTCAATATTTATTATTCTATAATATCTATCTTTACCAAAATTTAAGTAAACGTTTTTTAAACTATTATCCTTAGTAAGTATTTTTTGAAAATCTGTTAAAGGGGTGATGGGGGCTGAAGGATTAACAGACCCAGTACCAGTCCCTATACCTACAAACCCAAGATCACCTCCAAATGCTATAGCATCGCTACTAATGTCATTCGTATTAGGAGATGTTGCTGATAAATTAACAATTCTACCTAATCGTATTTCCGTTCTACTTGGAGAAATTTCTTGTATAAATAGATTTTTAGGTAAATTTCCAATTACGGGATTAAATGAATTAACGGTGAAATAATACTTACCTGAATTTAAGTTTGATTCATTAAAGTACTTATTAAAATTTTTTATATCTAAAAATTTCTGCGACCCTGTTTGACTAAAAAATACTGGGGTTCTTTCTTCAAAACTATTAATTAAAATACCGTTAAAACTATATATGTTTAATTCAAACATACTTTTAACATCAGAAGGAGTCCCAGTATTAACTTTACCGATAATTTGTAGATCGGTATTATTAAAGCCTGTTGAATAAACCGGACTATCTGTATTTAATAAATCATTTATTAGCATTTAATATAATTATTGAGGTAATAAAGAGAATGTAGAACTTGGTAATATTTCCATAATAAAGTTATTAGGAATAATAACATTACCGTTTGAGTTTCTAAAACTATATCGGGTCGGTAAATATATTATATCTGTAAGTCCTCCTAATTCTACACCTGGGTCATTTAGTATTATTTCATATGTTTCAGTAACATCATTTTGTGAATATGATGACTTAATTAATCCATCTGGCCCTAATAATGTTCTGCTTAACGTTACACCATTACCTATACCTGATGAATTATTATTAGTAAATTTAAAAAACTGCAACGTTGTTAACATTGTTGTTGCATTAATAGTATTACTTCCAATATATCTAAATCTAAACTTAATAGTAGCATTTAAATTGTAAATTCTTCTAGATGTCGCATCTTGAAATATAGTAGCTTCTTTATTAGGTATGTTCCAAAACTTCTGACCATTTGATTGTCGGCTATTAAAATTAGGAGATGTTGTATCATTATTAAATCCTATATTTTCATATACTTGTTGTCCATTATATGTAATAGCATTTGCTAAACCAATAGGATATGCAAATTGAGTTTGAGTTACTGAAACTAAAAATCCGCCTTTTAAATCTGCTGTTAAAGCATTAACTGAATTATTTAATACATTAATTGAGTTATTTAATGTAGTTACTTCATTCGAAAGTGTTTGAATTAATGCATCTTTATCGATTGTCGGGACTAACTCTGTAAATTCTTTATTATCTAATAAAAATCGATTATATGTTGGTAATGTAATAGTCGACTCTCTACATAATATTGACACAGTCAAAGAGCTACTTTCATTAGTAATTATTTGACCTAAACTGTTTCTTACCATATTAAATTACATTAAAAACTTCACTTGACTTAAAATACTTTATTGTATTATCTTTATTTATTTTATATATAAAACGATAAAATCTATTTTTCTGTAATATATTAAAATTAAAGTTAAAATAATTACCTGTTGGACTAGCACTGATCTTTGTATAATTACTAAACGGAACTAATAATTCTCCGGTATAATAATCTTCAACAGCATAATAAGATGTTTGAGGTAAATACTGTATAACATTATAAGCACTTCCCGTTACTAAAGTTTTTACAGGAAACATTGGTCGACTTACAATATTAATTTTATCAATAGTATTTTGATCGTATTGTTTATTAAGATTTTTAGAAATAACTGTATATCGGTCCGTAGTTATTGGTTGTAATGAACCTGTATTAAAAACTGAATCATCCCATCCTAATTCTAATCTAGGAACATATACTGTATTTGATTCGTTACTAAAAAATTGTATTGGGCCATATGTTTGAGTTGAATATTCTAACGACCCCGTAACTTTAATAATAAATCCATATTCTGCTAACGAACCTGATAACCATTTATCAACTATACTTGTAACATTTAAATTTATATCTTGCCTTACCGGAGAATATGTAAAATTTTGAACTGCTACAGATGATGTATACCATACACCACCTCCAGCAATTGATGAATAACTACTAGTTGACCCTGATGAAATATTACCCGCGGGCCATGTCGATGCTGAAGATTCATTATAATATTTCCAAGATACTCCGTTTGTTAAAAATGGTATATAGCTAAATTTACCAGTACCTCGAGTCCATGATTGAGATACAGCATAACATTCAATTGAATAATTTACGGGCGAATTAACTGCTTCAAGACTATATAATTTTAATACTGCATTTAAACTTCCAGTAGGTATTAACCCTTCTGCTCGTAATGAACTTACAGATTGACTTACATTAAAATTAATTAAAATCCTAGATACTTCTATTTCCGAAGTACCTATAACGTTTTTTTCTAACTCCAATATTTCATCTAACCCGGCATTTAGCGTAGGTTCTTTCTCGTATATTGTAGCGTCTTGATTTGAATATATATGATAGATCATTGTTAAGTTGTTACTTTACCTTTAATATCTTTATTTGGATACTTTATCTCAAAAATACACGGATCTAAAGAAGGATAAATTATACCATTTCTTGTTGCAGCTTGAATATCATATCGATTATTTGAATAACCAATATCACTTCCAGCTAAATTATTTATTATAATATTTGATACTGTTTGTACCCCGTCTACATTATCCAATTCGGCGTATAGTTTAGATATAATAATAGGCTGATTGATTTGCCATTTATTAATATCGAATATATCTTTTAATTTAGATATACATTTTAATAAAACTTCATTACTATTAAATCCTGGTAATGTTATAATACTAAATTCAATACCTATATTTACGATATAAGCATTTTTAATATTAATCGCATCCGTAATTATTCTATATTGATCTAAATAAGTAGCTAAATTAGATTTAATTATAGTGTTTAAAAAGGTTAAATTTTTATTAATATCATACCCTAATACATATAAATCTAATGCTAAATCATTTGTAGTAATAATACCATTTTGATTTACTAAATCTTTAGATTTTGTTATGTACGCCTTTGATACTGAACCAAATTTAGCTGGCATAGAATATGCTCTAATAATATAATCTTCGACAGTTACGGTTCTATTTTGAGATGCAAAGTTTGCTATAGCATTAAATCTAATTTCATCTATGCTCTCTAAACTTTTACCACCAACTGCTGGTAATGTATTATTTACTGCGACTGAATTTCTTATTCTTGTATATAAAGCTTGATTTAGTCCGCTTCCATCATTATCAAATGTAACAGATGAAATTGTAGTTATTGTATTTGCTTGTACATTTGATTCAATACCACCGCCTACAACATATCTAACTGTTAAAGTTGTATTTGAAGGGGCTAACCCATATGTCTTTGAATATAAGAAATTACTAGGATCAATTGAATAATCAAAGTTTGCAGAATATAAAGCGCTACCTACTAAATCCGGATTTGGAATTAACTCTTCGTCTGCTGAAGTTGATACACCGGCGCCAAACTGAATAGTTATTGTATTATCTGCATTTACTCTTGTTTCAAATCTTCTAGACACCTTTTTTAGTTTTAATAAATACGGGGCTGTATCCCTTGAAGCTGAATAATTTAAATTTGCAAACTGATCATTTCTTACAGTTTCAAATATTGTATCTTGAGCAAGATAAGGTACTTCATACCAAATATTACCGTCTGCATCTACTATATCTAATATCTCTATAATATTAGTTTCAGATAAAATTATTTTATCATATCTTTTCGGAGAACCAAATGTATATGTAGCCGTTTGAATTGTACCGCTTACTGCCTTTGCCGTAGTTTTAAGTAAATAATATATTGGATTGTTATTATTATCTACTTGATATACTGTTAATGAATCGTTTTGTATATTTGATGATATAGATTCTGATGTAAAAATGACAGGTTCTATTGTGCGAAACTGTACACTTGAATTTTCAGCACTTAATATCATTTCAGCATTAATAGATAAAGTATAATTCCAATCTGGATAATATACAGAGCCTGACTTAATTGAAGGTAATAGCTGATATACATCTAACTCAACAGTTGACGGGACTGCATTTTTTGGTCTATATCCGCGTTCTTGAGCTAACTGTAATAAATTAGATCTTTCTTGAGAATATGATAATAGACTTTCTTTTAATTGATTATCAGTATAATAAGAAAGAACATCACCTACATATGCTGCCATTTCTATGAACATCATACCCGGTGACGATTCGTTAAAATCATTATATGTGTTTGGGAAGTAACTCTTAGCAAACTCTAATAAAGATTGCCTAAAGTTACTAAAGTCTTTATTGATATACTTTATATCTTTTTTTAAATTATTATCTAACATTATTATATAGAAATTACGCCACTTTGATTAATATCCAAAATTATAGTTCGGTTTGCACCTTGGTTAGATACCCTATAATTTATTGTAATTGATATTCCATTTTCTGAATTAGCACCTAAAGAGTTTACTGTATTTTGAATATCAATGTTATTTATTATAATATATGGTAACCAAAAAGAAATTGCGTTTGAAATTTCATCTTTTAAATTTTCTCCTACTTCAGATGTATTAGGATCAAATAATAAATTTAAAATACCAGTTCCAAATGTTGGTAAATATAGCCTCTCACCTTTATTTGTTAAAAGAAGATTTTTTAAGTTTGATATAGCTTGTTCTTCTGTGCTGTAAGATAAATCAAACACACCTTTATTAGGATGATTAAATGGTAATTTAATACCAACTGCCACATCCTTTTCAGTATCAATTACAGGTAGCTGAGTTAATATTCTAGCCATGTATATTACTTACCTTTCTTTTTATCGATAGCTTTCATTAACGAAGAATAATCTCTTGTAAATACGTTTTTAAGTTCGTCTGGAACGTTTGTTACTGGTCGGCCATCTATATCCGTAGTTGGAATTACAGAAGGCTTACTCATTTGAGACATATTTAAATTAGACATATTCTTCATTGAAGGCCATTCATTAAAATCATCATGGCCTTGTTGCGCTGGACTATAATCCTCTAAAATACTATTATAATCTTTACTTGAAAAACCATTTGTGGCTGTTTCATTTAAAACATCATTAATTAACGGATTAGAAGAATATGTTATAGAATTTGTCTTTTTAGGTACAAATTTCTTCGGAGTAGCTACGTTAGGTGTAGATGCTTCGTTTGTTAATCTATTAGAAGTCTTATTTAAACTTTCATGAAGAATTTCAAATTCCTTACGAACTGCTGACTTTACTGCCGAATTAACTTCTTCTTTAATTATCTGTTTTAGTACCTTTAAAAAATTTTCAGTATTCATATTGAGTCTTTAATATAATTATCGGTCTCAATAAAATATATGGTACTTTATTAAAGTTTAACTTTTGTAGACTTAAATGGGGTAGTTGATAATAACGTTTGCGCAAAGGCTGCACCGGCACCGCTAGGTGAAGCCGGAGTAATTGCTAAAATTGAAGATATAATCGCATTTAATATAACTTCTAAAGGTTCTCCATTAACGGCTGAATAAATTGCTGGAAATCCTAGATTAATTGTCGGGGCGTTTAATGTTACCTCTGAAGAAGATTCTATAATAATATCATCTTTACTTGTTACTAAAATTCCTTTAGCAGATGATAATATTACTTCATTAGTTTTAGCATTTAATACTATTCTATCAGAATTTACGATAATTTGTTTACCTGATAAATTATTTAATAAAGGTCCAAATTTTATATTAGCTAACGTTTGCGGGCCTGCAACTCTTAAAGGTAATTTTTGTGTCGATGTTAAATAAATAGAAGAGTCATCTTTATTAATATCCTCAATTCTAAAAGACTTTTTTGATAATTGCTCTGATGAATTAGCTATAACTATGATAGGGTCTCCGGGAGAACCTAGCACCCATGT